AGAATTACATGGAGTTTATGGTGGATACAAAAAAAAGAATTGATGGAATGACAGTGTTCAATTCCAACAAAACTGATCTTAAAAAACAACCAATGTTCTTTGGAGCCCCTCTTGGGGTCCAAAGATACGATACATATAAGTATCCAATTTTTGACAAACTGACTCAGCAACAACTGGGTTATTTCTGGAGACCAGAAGAAGTATCATTGCAGAAGGATCGTGCGGACTATCAGACATTACGCCCAGAGCAAAAGCACATTTTTACCAGCAATCTTAAATACCAGATCATGCTGGATTCTGTACAAGGGAGGGGTCCTGGGATGGCTTTTATCCCTTATTGTTCACTACCCGAACTAGAAGCTTGTATGACTATTTGGGAAACTATGGAGATGATCCATAGTCGCTCATACACATACATCATTAAGAATGTCTATCCAGATCCTTCAGAAGTATTTGATACTATTCTTGATGATGAAAGAATCTTGAAACGTGCTGAAACTGTTACTAAAGCATATGACGAGTTGATTAGTCAAGCTCACATATATGATACAGGTAATCTGTGGAGACAAGATTGGAAAGATTCTCCAACTTCTATGTGGGAGGTAAAGGAACTGAAGCGTAAACTGTATCGTGCAGTGATGAATGTTAATATCCTTGAGGGTATTCGTTTCTATGTTTCATTTGCATGTACGTTTGCATTTGGTGAACTGAAACTTATGGAAGGTTCAGCAAAAATTATCTCACTGATTGCTCGTGACGAAAGTCAACACCTAGTAATCACCCAAAACATTCTAAAGAACTGGGCGAATGGTGATGATCCTGAGATGTTAGAAATCATGCAGGAAGAAGAAGAGAATGTCTATCAGATGTTTAAAGACACTGTAGAAGAAGAGAAGGATTGGGCAGAATATCTCTTCAAAGATGGATCTATGATTGGTTTGAATGCTAAACTACTCGATTCTTATGTTGAGTATATTGCTAACCGTCGTATGAAAGCAATTGGTTTAAAACCAATCTTTGATACTCCTATGTCAAACAATCCATTACCTTGGACACAACATTGGTTGAACTCCAAGATGATGCAGAATGCTCCTCAGGAAACTGAGATTGAATCTTATGTCATTGGAGGTATTAAACAGGATGTTAAGAAGGATACGTTCGCTGGTTTCCAATTGTGACGAATTATTCTTTGCCTGGTTGGAGGGAAAAGATCCTAAAATCAAACCTTCCAACCCAAGCGGAGAGAGACCTACTATCAAGAGGTCCGTCAAGTCTCGCTCAAGCCTGGAGAATGCAGGCAATAAAATACAAATACCAGATCCATGGGATTAAGGAGCCGTAAGGCTCCTTTTTTTATATCTAAATACTTAAGGTAATAAAAAAGCATATGTTGTCTACACAATACCGTCTAAGGATGGAGTTTATTTGCACAAAGATTGCCAACAACGAAGAGGTAAAAATTGAAGATATGATCTGGGCGCAGAAATTAGCTAAGTCTAATAAATCTGCTGAAGCCATGTTACGTATGGCCAGGAGGAAAGCAACCTCTCCAGACGCGCCTGAGGGTGGCTTAGATGATTTTATGAATAGGATGGATATTGGCGATCCCGATCCATCCAATCACAGGTCAGGGTTCGGTAGTGTGGATGAAATTGTTGAATGGTTTCATCAGGAAAAAACAGATGACTGGCGCCAGAGGGATTGACACATCTGTTGAATATCAGTAGAATAACTCTGCTAGGGTTCAAGGGAACTATATAGCTTAAATTTAAAGCTATAATATGAAACCTCAAAGTGCAAAGGCGAAAGGTAGAAATTTACAGAAGTGGGTTAGAGAACAACTCATTGAAAGATTAGATATTCATCCTGAGGATGTTGAATCTAGATCTATGGGTGCTGGTGGAGAGGATTTAATTATGGCACGTGCTGCCAGAGAAAAGTTTCCACATAGTATTGAATGTAAGAATGTAGAAAAATTAAATGTATGGGACGCTTACGATCAGGCAAAAGCTAATTGTGGTAAGTATGAACCTCTTGTGGTTATGAAAAAGAATCATAAAAAACCACTAGTTGTTGTGGATGCAGAATATTTTATTAGCCTTTTTAATAAATAGGGCTGCCTTACCTTTTTTAATATGGAGTCAAATCCACAGAAGAAAGAGGAAACCAAAAAGGAAAATAAATTTGAGTGGGCTGATGAAGGGGTATCTACCCTGGTACGTGTTGTTATTTTAGGCTGGTCAGCATCAATCCTGACCCTTAATTATGTAACTGTTCCTGGTATTCCTCAGAAAAACATCGATCCAACTTTTATAGCATCTGTCTTTACTGGCACGCTAGCTACTTTTGGAGTTATGCCTGCTAAAAAGAAGGATGAAGAAAAATCTAAAGAGGAAAAAACTGATGCAAAAATTAATTAATATTCTCGCTCTTGCTTCTTTTGCTGTATCTGCTTCTATTGTTGGTGCAGGTACATATCTCTATCTTAATAAAGATGTATTAATTGAAGATGCAAGAAACAATGTAACTAAGGCTGCTACCGAAGCAATTACTGATGCGCTTCCTGGTTTAGTTAACTCAGCAATGCCTAAGTTACCATCCGCTACTGGTGGTGCAATTCCAACTGGTGGTATGACTGGTCCTGATATTCGATTACCATGACAAAACCTTCTCCATTAAAAATAACAGCTATCGCATTAGGTGCGGTTGTAGGAATTTCTCATGTAGGATTACTCGGTTATGTTCTGAGAGACAATACTCCTACAGTTAAACAAGTTCCTACTATCAATATTCCCCGTGGTGATTATTCTTCTTACACTATTAAAGCGGGTAAAGATGGATATGAAATAGAATACCGTGCTAACGATCCTGCTATTTTAGAATCAGAAAGATCTCTACATCTTGATAAAGATAAGAGAGGATGGTTCGGTGGAGGTTCTGAAGTACGGAATGAGTATCGTCGTGATCAATATACTATGGACGGAACCCGTAATATCGGAGGAGGTGAAATAGGTGAAGTGGGAAAGACAGGAGGTGTCAGCGCCGAGTGTTTAGTGGCAGACGCTGGGGCCCGATCACAAGGTGCGATGGCGGGAACTAGTATTGCTGCTGGTATCGGTGTTCCTGCTGTTGCTAGTATTCCATACATCGGTTGGTTAGCTGGTGGGTGGATGTTACTCCTAGGACAGAAAGCAGGATCTGAATTAGGATCACAAGTTGGTAGTGTATTTAATGATTGCTAATGGATATTCCAGAAATTCGAGTTGATAATTTAGATATTAGAACAACTAAATTAGATATTAAATCAATTGAAATTGTTGATGTATTGAATGCACCATCATCATCGATACCAGTTGCGCCTCCAGTTGTTCTTAATGTAGGTATACCAGTTGTTGATATGCCTGGTTGCGTAGAGGCGCATGAAACTAATAACGTAAAGAATGATAAAATCAATGAAGACGATTCAAACGGTCTGGTCACGTACTGCGATACTGGTCTTCCTGGTTTCAATCCTATTTCTTTTGAACCTGAGCAGATGATATTTACTGGTGAGGCTGAAGTGCCACCAGTAAAACCACCAGAGTCTCCAGAAGTTCCTGAAGCACCAGAAGTTAAACCACCACCAGTCAAGTCTGCAACAATAGAGTGTCCAACGCCTGCTCAAGACGCAAAAGAACCCGTCGGCACATTGGTCAACGGGTTCAGAGAAAAAGTTACTGGATATAAACTAATAGGAAATGAATGTATTCAGGAAACTGAACCAGTTCCTATTCAAGTACAATTAGTAGAAGGATTACCTAGCGCTGGTGCGGTGACCGCCACCGCTTCGATTGCTGTTGTTGCGACGACTTCTGCACTGCTCGCAAAACCTCTTGCTGACCTTCTGTTAAAAGTGGTGAAACCTGCTGTGAAGAAAGTGATGAAGAAGATTGCTGCGATAAGGGGGAAGACTCTCCCTGTCCAGTCCGTGAAGGAACGTCAGGTTGAACAACGTCAGAGGAATCATGCGATTCGTGCTCTTCGTGAGGTTTTACCGAAGAAGAAGAAACCGAAGGGATAGCATGAACGTGTGGGTGTGTATGTCCTGGTGGATTATTTACCAACACATCGGCACAAATTTTATAATAGGGACTCTTGGGGTGGAATTGAATACCACGTAGCATCAAATCGCCACAGTTCTTAAGTCTTGCTATTTCAAAATCCAATCTCTTATTAGCAGTTAGTTGTTGCATCATTTCGATGTTAGCAGCTGCTGCTTCTTTACATTGTTCTTGTAACTTATTATCTAATGGTCTAGACCATGTAGCAGAAAAACCTATTGATAGGTTAGTATTATTCTTTTGACCTGTTCTAACTGGAACTTGATAAAGCACTGATCCTGGATTATCCGGTGCTCCGTCTTCATCTAGATCACGCATGTCATAAACATTATCAAAGTATTGATCCTCAAATGGATGTTGTTGTGATAAAGACCCCGTTACATACGGGGTAACATTCATAGTTGGTCCCTGGCATTGAATTCCTCCGCCATAAGTATTTGTGATATAGGGACCTTGTAAAACCTGGATCGCTTGATTAGTAACAGAGCCTGAAGAATTAGCAACAGGAGCAGCTGTGGCGCTAACACCACCCACAGTCTCAGCGATTGCTTGAGATGGAAATAATACACTTAAACCTATTGCGAGAAGATACTTGTAGTGTCCGTTATACTTTGAACCTCTGTCACTCTTTCTATAATTGTATGGTTGCTTAGCCCTGGACCTTGATAGGTTTCGGTGAATTGAAAAGCAGCCCCTGGTGTTGTTTGTGTGAATTGGGGTTTGGTGCTGATTCCTGTCCATGTTGATGTCACTCCGTCAATCGTTACATTGTTTGTTCCTGTCCCTGGAGACAGATTTCCATTTGCTGTAACACCACTACCAGTTGCTGAATACTGGTATCCGGTGTTATAATCCATTGAATTAATGGTTTCAGTTATTTTCTGAGTCGTCTCTGTGTGACTCGTCATTGAGCCCTGTGTGAAGTTTGGGACCACGGGGACCGCCTGGGCACTTGCAGCAGTAAGAGAGACTGCCACCACACTTATCACAGTAGATGTGATTGTCTTTCCAAAATGGATGTTCACGGGGATTGTCCTCAATCAATTACCGTGATCTCTGATACAAATTGTCCGATTCCACTTGTTCCGGCGCCTCCTGCGGTGACTGTGAGGACTCCAGCAGAGGTGACAGTTCCAGCAAGGCTTCCAGGAGTACCTGCAGTGTAAGAAGTGGTGTTAGAAAAGTTAGGCACTGTACCTACCGTTGCAGCACTAGTTGGAACAGCATCACCTTGAGTGTATGATTGACTAAAGGAGAATGCAGCTCCTGCTGTATCTTGAGTAGCAGCGATAGTACCTGGTGCATAGATACCAGAAGTGATAGTACCAGCAGAAACAGTTCCTGCAGTATTACCATCAGTAGTATCTATATTAGATCCAGAGATACTAAATGTTGAGCCAATTCTAGTTGCTTGTGTTCTTGCTGCATCTACGGTCAGCTGAACACTAGAAGCGTGTTTGGATACTATACCACCAGCGTGTGCTGCTGATGTTGTCATCAATAACATTACGAGTGGAAGAATTTTATTCATAACGCTCATAGTTTGGACTGCTATTATTTAGATACTCTCACATTTTAACATTAAAACATTATGGGGATATCTAAATAGCTTGAAATTATTGGTTATAATGGCTAGGAATCAAATCACCAAGATTGACCTTATGTCAACCATCTACAAATGGAAAACTAGTTTATATGACCATGGAAAATCAAATTTATCAATTGAAGCCCAAACAGGGTATCATGAGGCGCTTAATGACATTCTTGAATATCTCAAACAGTTCGGACGTTAATAGTAACATTACGGATGTTACAAATTCACCTGCAGATTGGGAGGATTTTTGGTATAATGAAGATGGAAGAAATTAAACCTTCTCACTACGTAACGGAAGAAAAGTGTCAGGAGATGATTGATGCTGCTATTACTCAGCACAATCGTAATGCGTCTATGATTAGTATGATCCTAGGGATTATATTTTTCGCACTCTTTGCTGATGGATTCTTCAGAATAATTGGCATGATCCCTCCTTTCCTGGGGATCGATGTTAGTATCATCAAAGAAATTGTTCAGGAAGTTTTGGAAAAAATTCAATCATGAAAGTAGGTATTATTGGTCTGGGTCGCATGGGTGAGGGTATGTCTCGCCGCATGATGAAAGCAGACATCGAAGTTCACGGTTATAGGAGAAACTATGCTAAAGCTCAAGAACAATTTGAAAAGGGTTATATCAGTGGATGTACCACTTCTATTGAAACTCTTGTTCAAGTAGTAAAATTTAAGGAGGTTATCTACGGAGAAAAATCTGGAGAAACAATCCACACAGAACAACCAGGTGTTTTCATGATGGTTGTCCCAGCAGAACTTGTACAGGAGACTTTAGATGAGCTACTACAGTTTTGTAGCGAGGGAGATATTATTATTGATCATGGCAATAGCAATTTTAAAGACAGTCGGAAGAGAGCCGAGTACTGTGCAAAATTGGGCATCGCATATCTTGACTGTGGCACTAGTGGTGGTGTCTATGGTTTGGATCGTGGATACTGTCTTATGGTTGGTGGCGGAGGTACTGCAGTCGATGCTTGCCGCTCAATCTTTGATGCACTCTCTCCAGGCATCAATGCTGCACCAAGAACAGGTGACAAAGATTATGTGTGGTATCCAGAAGAATATGGATGGATGCACTGTGGTGGACCAGGTGCGGGTCATTTTGTAAAGATGGTCCACAACGGTATTGAATATGGTATCATGCAAGCATATGCAGAAGGTTTTAATATTCTTCATGAGGCAAATGCAGGAAGAGCTTATGTTGCTGAAGGTGATGCCGAAGTGGCTCCCATGGAACACCCCGAAGATTATTGTTACGATATTGATGTATCTAAGGTTGCTGAGTTATGGCGTAGGGGTTCTGTTGTTGGTAGCTGGTTACTTGACCTTACCGCTGATGTTTTACGGAGCGATCGAGAGCTTAGCAAGTTCGATGGGGGAGTATCAGATAGTGGTGAGGGTCGTTGGACTGTTCACGCTGCTGTGGATCTCGGTGTTCCAGCCCCTGTTATTTCTTCTGCTCTCTATGAACGTTTCGGATCTAGGAGATTAGGGAAATTTGCAAACAAAATTTTGAACGGAATGCGTGCTATGTTTGGTGGTCATGACGTTCGCTGATGTCCTTCTTTGGGGAGCAATACCGTTTGTACTTTCCACAGTATATTTCGGGTTACGAAAAGGTGAAAATGTCTACTATGAATCGGAGGATTATGACGGAAATGGAACTGCCCATTAGTAAACGTATAGTTATTTTTGGTGCTACTGGAGATCTATGCAGGAGAAAATTAATTCCAGCACTATATCAATTATGGTGTAAACATCTACTACCACAAAGTCTTTTAATTGTAGGTGCTTCTAGAAGAGAAATTGAAAGACAAACCTGGATAGATTCATTAGGAGAATATGCAGAGGAGTTTACACACTGGTTAGACTTTGTGTCTTGTGATTTATCTTGTCCAGAAAGTCTAATGAAACTGCATGATAAAAGTGCAGATACAACTTATTTTTTATCAGTTCCGCCTAATACATATGCGGATGCAATTACTAATCTTAAATTAGCAGGATTCTTAGATGACCCAGAAAGATCGCGTGTTGTTATTGAAAAACCCTTTGGGTACGATCTTAAATCTGCTGATCATCTACAGCATGTGGTGGAGCGAAATCTACGCGAGAAACAAGTCTATCGCATTGATCATTATCTCGGTAAAGATACTGTTAATAATATCCTTACCACCCGTTTTAGCAATACTTTACTGGAACCACTTTGGAACCGGCAGTACATAGATGAGGTTCAGATCTTCGCTACCGAAACTATAGGGTGTGAAGGTCGTTCACAATACTATGATGGTTCGGGTGTCGTTAGAGACATGTTACAGAACCATATGCTACAGGTTCTTGCATTGATTGCTATGGAAGCGCCATGTAGGATGAATGCTACAGAGATTCGTAGAGAAAAAACAAAAGTTCTTGCTGCAACTAGATTAGGACACAAAGTAGTTTTTGGACAATATGACACATACAAATCTGAGGAAGGTGTTGATCCTGACAGTCACACTGCTACCTATATTGCTGGTGACTTATATATCGATAACTGGCGTTGGGAGGGAGTTCCTTTTCACTTTATGAGTGGAAAGAAAATGCCTTATCAATGTGTTGAGGTAGTTATTAAACTTAAAGCACCACCACAACAATTGTTTGATGGTCATGAATATAATGACCGTATTGTAATGAGATTACAACCACATCCACACTTTGATATTAGAATTAATATGAAAGCACCTGGATTTAAAAATGATGTTGAGACTGCAACTCTCACTCATCGATATCCAGATTGGTTAGGTGTCGATGGTTATGAAAAACTTCTATATGATGCTCTTTATAATGACCAGTCACACTTTGTTCATTCAGAAGAAGTTCTAGAATCTTGGAGGATTGTCGATGATTTACTTTGCACTGGGGATAATTGCCCCATACGTACTACTCCTTATGTCTATCGTCCTGGTTCCTGGGGACCATGGCACAAAACTCAAACAATAACCGATTGGGATTTTCCAGCATGAGTTCTTTATTTGTATTCACATTTATATTACTCCTCGTCTCGGTGATGGAGTACACATGGCCTATTAAAAACAGAAGGTAGTAATGCATTTCATTCAACTATTTGTTCGACATACCATGGAGAATCCATATTCTCTAGGACTGCTGTCTTTACTACTAATTGTAGTTCCTATTATAGGAATGGACTTAGTTCATAAATACGGCTGGGAGCATTGGGAACCTTTTACGAGGAAACATGAATGAATCCAATAATTTTAATTGGTTGTTTATCGCCGATAGTTATAATTTTTATTGTGATGAAGATTGCTGTTTGGATGTCTGCTGTAAATACTGAGGCGGATTATGTCAGAAAAGAACCTTTACGAAAACGAGGACCCTACGTGGCAAATCCATATGCAGATGTTGACGAAGAGGAAGAAGAATATGGAGATCGCACAGATTATAGATGAGGTTTTGTATAAATATTATACAATTGAAAATGGAAAACCTGTACCCGATTGGAAAGTGTGTAGGAATCCAGATTGGTGGAAAGAGTACCTAATCAGTCTAGGAATAGACCCTAAGAATCCATGACAGAAGATGGCGAATCGCCGAAAGACTACACATATAATTTTACAATAGAGGATGTACATCTTCTATATACCTGTGTCGCTAACAGATTAGAGACATGGGCTGGTGGACATCCAACAGAACAAGAACATTTAATTCATTTAAAAAACGAACTATATAAAGGTGTATTAGATTTTAAATTTAATCATCTATGAATTTATTATTGCGTCCTTTAGAAAACGCGAATGATCCTGTATGGAGTGTAATAATTTTACTTATTATTCTTTTGATGGGAGTGACATATTACATCGTATATATAATGCGTATGGCTTTTAAAGAATTGGAAAATGACGGATCAGATCAACACCAAAGACGCGAGTCAGGACCAAGCGATAGCCCTCCTGACACACAGGATTGAAGATATCGAAAAAATGGCTGAAGAACTCCGTGATCGTGTTCGTAAATTAGAACGCTGGGTCTGGGGTGCTGGTGCCGTCATCACTGCCGCCATTACATTAATAGGAATAGTTACTGCAGCTGATGCAGAGGAGATCAATTATGGGCGCAATGGTTCCACCGAGTCGGAAATCGTGTTACAATTTCCGAGTGGTAGAGATTAATCGAGTTCTTGATGGAGACACTATTGATGTCACTATTGACCTCGGATTTGATCTTTATAAAAAGGAAAGAGTACGAGTTGCTGGGGTTGATACTCCAGAAAAAAGAACTAAAAATCTAGAGGAAAAAGCTCTTGGAATCGACGCAACCAACTGGCTCAAAGAGAAACTGGAGGGTGCTATCTCTGGTGACGATGAGTTGTCTGTTAGGACTGAACTTGTTGGTGGCGTGGGGAAATATGGCCGTCTTCTTGGGTGGTTATACATTGGGGATGCAGAGTTGTCCCTCAATGAACAAATGATCACCGAAGGATATGCTCACGCATATGATGGTGGCACAAAAGATATGAATCTTGAAAAATTACGTGAAATCCGCCGTGCTCATGGCACGTTAGTAGAATGAAACAACGAATGATAAAAGCTCTTAAAGCAAACGCTTTGGGACAAATCGAAAAACATAAAGTAAACATTGAAATCTATATGCATAATGCTGTAGGTATTGGTGAACATTCAGATGTTATGGCTGCGGTAGAATCTGAGATTGATAAAATATCTCATTTTCATGACCAACTAGAGGTAATTGAAAAGTATTTGGAGTGATAGTGATACATAATGTAGTTGCACAACTACTCACATGAAGTTCTTTTTTGCACTACTCGCTACACTTTTTCTTGCTGCTCCAGCGTGGGCAGTTGACGTTACAATGGGATCAAATGGCAATTTAGTATTTGAACCAAATGACATTACAATCTCGGCTGGAGAAACTGTTCATTTCGTTAATGGTATGCTCCCACCCCACAATATCATTGTGGAAGGACGTGCTGATTTATCAAGAGAAGCATTGATGTTTTCTCCTGGAGAATCACAAGACATTAAATTTGCAGATGCAGGAGATTACGATTTCTTCTGTGGACCACACCAGGGTGCAGGCATGGTAGGGACGGTACATGTAGAATGAAACAAATCAACATTGTTGTTTTAAACTTCACTGTTGCAATACTTGATTTCTTATATCAAGGAAGAGATTATCCACGATTCTGGGTGCTTGAAACTATTGCTAGAGCACCCTACTTCGCTTTCTTGAGTGTATTGCATTTCAGAGAAAGTTTAGGATTGAGAGGTCCAGAACACATTTACTTGATGAAGGAACACTTCTATCAATCAATAAATGAAACTGAGCACCTAGAATATATGGAAAGTAGAAATGGTAATCGTTATTGGATTGATCGTTTTATCGCCAAACACCTTGTTCTTATCTATTACTGGATTAATGTAGTATATTATTTAATATTACCTCGCTATGCATATCACCTTTCATATGAAGTAGAAGTTCATGCATCATTAACATATGCAAAGTATCTTTCTACACATAGTGGTGGTGATGACTTTGACAAAATTACAGAAATTATGAATGATGAGGTACAACATTTTCAAGAGCTGAAAGACGCTATGGAAATGCTAGCAATCTCTTGACATTCCGCCCCAGACCTCCTATAATATGGAGGTCCACCCATTGGAAAGGTGGTCGAGTGGTTTATGGCACTGGTCTTGAAAACCAGCGATGTGAAAGCATCCGTGGGTTCAAATCCCACCCTTTCCGTGTCCTTCGACTGATTTCAAATGAAAATCAATCTATGGTATTCTCAATCTCAACGTCAGTGGAGATGGTCATTATGTGACGACAGTGACGCTATGAGACAAGAATCTGGTCAACGACCATTCCTTCGAGATGCTATGAACGACGTTGCAGATACTGTAGAATATATGCTACAGTGTAAACAACCCGAATGAAGGGTTCCTCTTTGAGGATACAAATTTTATGAGGATTATGATTAAATCAATTATTGGAATGAGCATTCTTGCTGCATCAGTTGCGATTACGCCCAATGCAGACAAGCATGTTTCGTCATCATCACAATCAGAACCAATTGAAATTCCACAGGTTGCATATAAGCCTGTTTGGACGTGTCCTGATTGCACACCAGAAGAAAAATATGTTCTTGAACAACTTCAAGAACATACACGTATTACGGATAGAAATGCCCTGGCGACAATTTTGGGAAATATTAAACAGGAAAGTCTTTTCATTCCCAACATATGCGAGGGAGGGGCTAGAGTTTCTTACAACAATTGCCATAGTGGTGGTTATGGGCTTATTCAGTGGACCTCAGTAGGACGCTATAATAATCTCGGTAAGTTCTGTGTTAAGTACAACTGCGATCCGAGTAGTCTTGAGGGACAAACTCGTTACATGATCAATGAAAATATTTTTCAACGTTATCTTCCAGAGTTTGAAGGTAATGGAAAAACAGTTAGACAGTATATGGTTCCTGCTTATTATTGGTTAGGGTGGGGTATTAAAGGAAACAGAGAAATTTACTCGTATGACTACACAAAAAAATTGGTGTTGACATGATTAACGACTGGCGTTATAGTGATCAAAAAATGAAAACAAGACAGCAAGCTTATTCTATTCTTCTTGCTCGCTATGGGTCACAATTAAACCCAGATGGTAGTCCCATATATAATATGAAGTCAATCACAGAGTGTGCTCATGATTGGGTTTCACAAGGAAATGTTAGATGCGATGGTATTGTAAAATACTTTGAAGCTTATTACACATGACAAATTCTTCTAAATGGGAATTTGGTGGTCTTGACAGACACCCTGTTAATGTGTTAAGGTTAATCAGTGAACTTGAGGGGTCTTCACAACTCCTCAAGTACATGGGTTTCAAAGAAGACATGGAAACCATCAATGAGATAAAGAAAAGGTATTACAAACTTTACTTTAAACTCAACAAAGAACTTAAGACTCAGTAGCTCAGCTGGATAGAGCAACTGCCTTCTAAGCAGTCGGTCGTAGGTTCAAATCCTACCTGAGTCGCTAATGGGACTGGAATGCATCCCGGCTCACATCTCCGAGAGAAAAAAGAATCGGAACACCAACCCATGTGAGAGAGAGGTGGGATCCCTCTTGAGCCTCCCCTGCTGACGAGCAGGGGATATTTTTATTCCTCTATAGCTCAGTTGGTAGAGCAGGTGACTGTTAATCACCCTGTCCCTGGTTCGAGTCCAGGTGGAGGAGTCCGCTCGAATAGCTCAGCGGTAGAGCACCTCGTTTACACCGAGGCTGTCGGGGGTTCGATCCCCTCTTCGAGCATTAGTATCATACATACTATGAACAAAGAAAAAATCAAAGACAATCTACACGAAATCCACCTAGAACTAGCCTATTTGAGAGCTATGGTAGAAAATGTTAGTAATCAGATGCAAGAATTGCGGGATGCAATTGGAGAGTCATCCAACCAAAACCAGAAGTTGCCGTTGCCCCAACCATACGAGCATCCGTGGTACAAATATAAGCGGGAACAACTTATCGTTAGTGGAAATAGTCAGCGGGATGACTCCAAAGAAAAAGAAATCTCAATCAATCTTTAGCGAACAAGATCTTTTGTATCAAGAAAACAGACGCAAAAGAAAAGTTAGAAAAATAGACTTTGAAGAAAGGTAAATCAAATCTATAGAGAGTGTTAAATATGAACAGGTTCTGAAGAACTTTTGTTATAATACTCACACAAACGGAGACACCCATGATCAACTTAGATGAACGCTACCATTCTTATCTTTCAGGACAAAAGAAGTTTCGTATCGATGATATTGAAGAATCTGTGAAAGGATATGGATATGAATGTGATGGTTCATCCATAGTTGGTTATTACGTGTTGACAGAGAACCACAAATTATACTATAATCTCAACGAGCAATTCAATCGAATGGAGAAACTTAAATGAAAATCTTTCTTGATACAGCAGACTACAGAGAGATCAAAGATCGTTATGAAACTGGATTGGTAGATGGTATTACTACCAATCCTACACTAGTACGTAAGTCGGGTGTAAATTATTTTGATTTCATCAGTCGTCTATCTCGCGATTTCTCTTTCGAGAGTATTTCTGCTGAGGTTGATGGGCAGACTGCTGATGATATGTTGGAAAATGCTCAAGAATATATTGCAATTGGTTCGGAAGTTACCATCAAACTTCCCCTGACAAAGGAGGGTCTTATTGCTTGTAGGATTCTTTCTGAACAGGGTGTGAAGACTAACGTTACTCTTTGTTTCTCTGCTGCACAAGCAGTTATGACTGCAAAAGCAGGTGCTACATATATTTCTCCTTTTGTAGGTCGCATGAATGACAACTCCTTGAGTGGTGTTGAACTTGTACGTGCTATCTCTGGTCTATATTGTGCTCAAGGAGTTAAAACAAAAATTCTTGCTGCATCACTTCGAGATGTACATCATGTTTCTAGGTGTCTGATGTATGGTGCTGGTGTTGTAACACTACCAACTAAAGTTTTTGATAAGATGTATAACCACGTTCTGACTGATGCAGGACTTGCTATCTTTGAAGAAGACTTCAAAAATATTACTTGACAAGTATTTGTCCCTATACTATAATAAGGGACAGTTCACCGGGGTGTAGCGCAGTTTGGTAGCGCGCCTGCTTTGGGAGCAGGATGTCGCAGGTTCAAATCCTGTCACCCCGATTTTTCATCTTAAAAATATGGAAGTATTCACGATTCAAGAATGGGAAGAAAACTTCGACGAACTTTTTAAGAGAGTTGAGGATGGAGAAACGATAGGTATCCTAAGGGAAGATGGTCAAGCAGCAGTAATGATGCCAGCGGATGATGAACTCATACGCATATACACAGATCATGAAGAAGCTTCCTAAGGGACCGTCGCCTATCGGTTAAGGCCCACTGCTTATAACGGTGTGAACTGGGTTCAACTCCCAGCGGTCCTATTGGGGGATTAGCAATCTGGTGAATGCACCGAACTCATAATTCGGCTAAGGTGGGTTCGATCCCCTCATCCCCCATCAACTAAATATTTTTAGTTGTATGCCATTCTAGCTCAGCTGGTAGAGCAGGGCTTTTGTAAAGCTCAGGTCGCAGGTTCAAGTCCTGTGAATGGCTTAGTCTCGGAAAGACTCTAAAAGTGCCCTGGTCGGTGAAGGTCCCCCTTCAATCCCGAAGTCATGGAGAGACTTAAACAACCCTGGTGCGGATGGGATTACTCCCGCCCAGTTTCTTGCTTCTGGTAAAAAGTAAGTGGTGGATCCAAAAGACCCCTTCCGTGTGGTTGATTCCTATTTGCAACTAAACTAAATAGGTGGCGAGCCTGCTCTGGGGGATGACCTCCCCCTCCTCGCACGTATGGCGGAATTGGTAGACGCGCTGGGTTTAGGTTCCAGTGGGGTATCCCGTGAAGGTTCAAGTCCTTTTACGTGCATTAACAACTAAGAGAAAATTATGAACAAATTATTACTTGCTTTGATTTTAGCTGCCGCACCAGTTGCAGCTGCTCCTTCTAAGGGGTACTTTACGATGGATGCTATGGGGTGCATGCTGTTACGAGAATGTACCGAAGATGTTAAACGAGTCAGAAGTATTCAAGATATTAAAAACCATTATCCCGATAGTGATTACAGTAGCGTTGCTACTGAGTTTAATGACATCATCGAGTCTTTTAATCGGATCGGAGTTGGTGTCTTTTTAGCAGATACAAAATACTTCCCTCCGGGTCATCGTGGAGTCTATCATACAGTAGGAAATAACTTCTTTTTGAATAGTGCATTTATGCATCGTCAGAGCACGCTCATGTCCGTCACAAGACACGAAGGATGGCATGCTGCCCAGGATTGTATGGCTGGGACAATTGATAACAGTTTTATTGCTATTATTAAATCTGAAGAATCTGTTCCTATGTTGTGGAGAACAATGGCAGAACGTACATATCCAAAGTCTGCTGTCCCTTGGGAAGCAGAAGCAGGTTGGGCAGGACGTACTGAAGGTATGACTGCTAAGGCATTGGATGCTTGTGCTACCGGTGAGATGTGGAAAGTTTACGAACCTACACCTAAGACTGGTGAGTGGCTTAGACAAAATGGATACATCGATTGACAAACCCGGATCAATCCCCTATAATATACAAGTCTGAAACGATTCTATGAAAAGTCCTATTGTTGGTGAAGATAATACTTACGAATATCATCGTAGGTGTCGCATGGCTGATTCAATTGGTGACTATCTCTCTGATGAGAAAGTAGATGCTCGTCAATGTTACGAAGAAATTTTAGCTGAAGTCGATGAAGTTATTGAATATCATCGAACCTACTTGTCCAAAGCGCAAAGATTTAAAGAATTGATGCTTGGTAATCGAGAGATTGATTTCTTTGATGACAAAGAACTTGCAACCAAGTGGAAATATGATAGAATTCTTTTGAACGAGTGATACGTCACTCTTTTCTGCGGATGTAGTTCAGCGGTAGAACGCTATCCTTCCAAGTTAGATGTCGTCGGTTCGATTCCGATCATCCGCTTCGGAAAACCGTAAAGTTTTCCTGGTATAAATACTTAACCTTGTGTCAATTATGACAGAAGGTAACAAACGGGACATGTCGAGTCCCTATTCATCTGCGGGTAATCACTCCGCAAGTAACTAAAGGTAATTCAAATGATCAAATCTGTATTCGCAGCGACCGCTGCTCTGTCCATGTCCGCCGGCGCTGCCCTTGCAGGTCCATACGTTAATGTCGAAGCCAACTCTGGTTGGACTGGCGATGACTATAATGGAACCGCTACCGATTTCCATGTTGGCTATGAAGGTGAACTTGGTGAGCGTGGTTCATACTATGTTCAAGGTGGTGCTACTCTGGTCAGCCCTGACGGTGGTGAGTCTGACACTGTTCCTTCCGGTAAGGCAGGTCTTGGTTTCGCTGTAACCGATGCTCTCGGTGCTTATGGTGAAGTCTCATTCGTTGGATCTGGTGATGATGACATCGATCGTGGTTATGGCACCAAGTTGGGCCTGAAGTACAACTTCTGATAAGTAGACAAATATATATCTAGATACTAGAATGGGGGTGCGACGGCACCCCTTTTTTAATGCTTATGAAAAAGATTACTTCTGTTCTATTTCATCCAGTTACTACTCTCAATTTATTACTAGTAGGTTCTCTAGGGGTGATTCAGTTTGTTCATACTAAAGCACACTACACTTTAGAACAAGATGTACATGGTCATGTTCACCGAGCACTAAAACAAAATCCAGAACTCGCCCGGTCAGCTTGCTGGGAGTTGGACTAGGTACTTGACAAAGCTTAAATTTTTATATATAATATGTAAAGTTTCTTAACAATAAGTAAATGACTGTTACAACTAACGATCGTGGACAACAAAACATGTGGGCCACAGAGCCACGCATGTACATCTCTCAGACTGATGCTGAGCGTTATGGTTATGAAACTCATGCCGAAAAGGCGGAGAAACTAAATGGACGCACTGCTATGCTTGGATTTGTTGCTGCTGTTGTCAGCTATGCTACTACTGGTAGTGTATTCTTTTTTGGTGCGTTCGGATTCTGATACATAGTATTGTATTTTTTGTAATACTATGGTATAGTGTTACAAAGACTTTTACTTAACTACTATGGCTTCATATAAAGTTACTTTTCAAACCAACGACGGAGACCAAACCGTTGAATGTCTAGACGATCAATATCTACTAGACGCAGCTGATGAAGGGGGTCTTGATCTTCCTTATTCCTGTCGTGCAGGTGCTTGTTCTACTTGTGCTGGTAAAATTGTTTCTGGTACAGTAGATCAATCTGACCAATCTTTCCTAGATGATGATCAAATTGAACAGGGATTTGTACTAACTTGTGTTGCATATCCAACCAGTGATGTTACAATTCTAGCGGAACAAGAAGAGGCACTTTATTGATGACGAATCCAAACGCACTTTATGAAGACATGGAAAAACTCAACGCTCTTTATGAAGAACTTTGTTGGGACCATGACGATGAACTAGTCTTTACTCATGACGGTAAAGAAATTATTATTTACAACAAAACAAGAGAAAATGGAACAGAGTCTGATTGATCTTCTTATTAATACAAATTATTCATGGGCAGCAAACCATACGATTGTTGAATTTTTAGCAGGATATGTGTTTGCTGCAGCACTTATTGTAGGTGCTCCAAGTGTTTTTCTCTTGATTGCATTTATGCCTGCACTGATGAACACTAAAGGTGCAGTTGTTGGTTACAAAATTCACCGTGATTATGGTGACACATCTATCTACTCTAAACTAAACTAACAGGAGAAATCAAATGAACGAAACTGCAGAACGTTTTAATGGTTGGGCAGCAATGATCGGAGTAATCGCTGCTATGGGTGCTTATGCAACAACAGGACAAATCATTCCTGGTATCTGGTGATGGGATTCATAGTAGCAGCATTGCTGGTGCTAATTCCTATTGCAGCAGTAGCAAGAAACTCATGACATATGATTGGACACTATTACAAACTCTAATCTTTATCATCACTCCATTCTTTGTTATGCTCGCTTTAACGAGTGAAAATGATGAAGATGATGGTCCGCCGGATGGTGGTCTTATGACCCCAGCGTACGCACCAACCCCCTCTTAGGGGGATTTTTTTTGCTTGACAGGCACTGGAAATTGGTGTATTATAAATATATGGACGGGTGAGGATTTCCTCACCATCCACACACGCCTCACCAGGACTAAACAGCGTGTCTAAAAAATAGTCCTTCATACCTTCTCCTGAGGGTGGAGAAGGAATACTATAACCAGTGTTCCCCGCACTAATACTTAACCCTTTTGTTCAAATGACTACAACTCTTTCAAGGCAACAATCATCCACTTGGGAATCTTTCTGCGAGTGGGTAACTTCAACAAACAACCGTCTTTATGTTGGTTGGTTTGGTGTTCTTATGATCCCAACCCTACTTGCTGCTACGGTATGTTTCATTACTGCGTTTGTCGCAGCACCTCCTGTCGATATCGACGGAATTCGTGAACCAGTTGCTGGTTCACTCATGTATGGAAACAACATCATCTCTGGTGCAGTTGTTCCTTCTTCAAACGCAATTGGTCTTCACTTCTATCCCATTTGGGAAGCCGCATCACTTGATGAATGGCTCTACAACGGCGGTCCTTACCAGCTCGTTGTCTTCCACTTCCTCATTGGCATCTTCTGCTACATGGGTCGTGAGTGGGAACTTTCTTACCGTTTAGGTATGCGTCCATGGATCTGTGTTGCTTACTCTGCACCAGTTGCAGCAGCATCTGCAGTCTTCCTTGTCTATCCTTTCGGTCAGGGTTCATTCTCTGATGGTATGCCACTTGGTATCTCTGGTACGTTCAACTTCATGCTTGTCTTCCAAGCAGAACACAATATCCTTATGCACCCCTTCCATATGCTTGGAGTCGCTGGTGTATTCGGTGGTTCATTGTTCTCTGCAATGCATGGTTCACTCGTTACCTCTTCACTCGTTCGTGAAACCACTGAGACAGAATCTCAGAACTATGGTTACAAGTTCGGTCAAGAAGAAGAGACCTACAACATCGTTGCTGCTCATGGATACTTTGGTCGTCTAATCTTCCAGTATGCATCGTTCAACAACTCCCGTTCACTACACTTCTTCCTTGCAGCATGGCCTGTAGTCGGAATCTGGTTCACTGCACTTGGTGTCAGCACCATGGCATTCAACCTCAACGGTTTCAACTTCAACCAGTCCATCCTTGCTAACGATGGTCGTGTTCTTAACACCTGGGCAGACGTACTTAACCGTGCTAACCTCGGTATGGAAGTAATGCATGAGCGCAACGCTCATAACTTCCCACTTGACCTCGCCGCTGCTGAGTCAACTCCTGTTGCACTCACCGCACCTGCTGTTGGTTGACACTAAAAACTGAATAACTATGAGAGGGGACTTAAGTCCCCTTTCTTTTTCTTTACAAATATTAAGTTTTTTAAACTCATGATTGGTAAACTGGATCCAGATGAACGTATTATGAATGAACCTAGTGTTCTTGAAAAAATTAATACATTGGTAGAAGCTCTCCGATGGGAGACTGGTGATGATATAGTAGTGGAGATTGGTGGAACTCAGGTATCAGGTATTGATGTTGGCGAGGAGTACAATAAGAAGTGGCAGTCTCCGATTGGCACTCGTAAGTACAACAAAGATGCTTTCATCGTTATCAAAAACCTCTCACGTTCTCCAGTCGAATCTAGTAAACCAAACCCTGAATTGAAACAACACCATGTCTGAATACTTTACACAGACATCTGATGGTCTTTATGACCGACATAGTTATAAACTAAATTTTCCTAACAGAGACAGTGTAATCATAGAGGACTATGAAACTCTAAGAAAAGTATGGTTTGAAAGTGTTAGAAACTACACTGGATGCACTGTTGAAGTTTTGGATTTAAAACAAAAAAAGAAAACAAATACTGGAGGTTTTAAATAGTGACAACATCAACATTATCTCAACAATACCAACGGGGGTGGTTCGATGTCCTTGATGACTGGCTTAAACGAGATCGCTTTGTCTTTGTGGGTTGGTCTGGATTATTACTTTTTCCCACTGCTTATCTGGCCATTGGCGGCTGGCTTACTGGCACGACTTTTGTCACGAGTTGGTACACCCACGGTCTTGCTAGTTCCTATCTTGAGGGTGCTAATTTTCTCACGGCGGCTGTGTCAACGCCTGGTGATGCTATGGGTCATTCTCTTCTTTTACTTTGGGGTCCTGAAGCTCAGGGCAGTTTCGTCCGGTGGTGCCAACTTGGAGGGCTTTGGGCCTTTGTTGCTCTCCACGGTGCGTTCGCTCTGATTGGTTTCATGCTCCGCCAGTTTGAACTGGCACGTCTTATCGGTATCCGTCCCTACAATGCAATTGCTTTCTCTGGTCCTATTGCTGTCTTCGTTAGTGTCTTTCTCATCTACCCTTTGGGTCAATCAAGCTGGTTTTTCGCTCCATCTTTTGGGGTCGCCGCAATCTTCAGATTCCTCTTATTCCTCCAAGGATTCCATAACTGGACTCTGAACCCATTTCATATGATGGGTGTTGCAGGTATCCTGGGTGGTGCTCTTCTCTCTGCTATTCATGGTGTGACTGTAGAAAATACGCTCTATCAAGATGGCGAACAAGCAAATACTTTCAAAGCTTTTGATAGTACGCAAGAGGAGGAAACTTACTCGATGGTTACTGCGAACCGTTTCTGGTCACAGATCTTCGGTGTTGCTTTTAGTAACAAGCGTTGGTTGCATTTCTTTATGCTCTTCGTTCCCGTCATGGGTCTCTGGGTCAGTTCTATCGGTATTATTGGACTCGCTCTTAATCTTCGTGCTTACGACTTTGTATCTCAGGAGATTCGTGCAGCGGAGGATCCAGAGTTTGAGACTTTCTATACCAAGAATATTCTCTTGAATGAAGGTCTACGTGCTTGGATGGCACCTGCTGACCAACCACATGAGAACTTTGTATTCCCTGAGGAGGTTCTACCCCGTGGTAACGCTCTCTAAAGGATGCTGTGGTGCTGGATGTCCTGACTGTCCATTCAGACTGAAAAAATAAAATATATAAATTATAAGGGGGGTTGCAAAGACTCCCCTTTTTTGGTAGAATAAAAAAAACAAATTACTATGACTGAAGAAAACCTAATCGTTGATGTCGAAGCACAAGAGGTTGTTGATGAACCAGAACAACCAGTGCAACCAGAGATGTCATACCACGAAAGAAAGGCTCTTGAAAAAGCGAGAGCAACAACACTAAATAAAATGTTGAAAAATTATCGTCGTCAACAAAAGAACCCACTCTCGATTGTAAAGAAACTTAGTAAATGAAACATGTACTCTTCACTTTATATGGGTGTGATGCAGAGTTACTAGATGATGAAGACTATATAAGAAAGACTTTGTTTGAGGCAACTAATCACATGGGTGCCACATTTTTAAAAACACAGTCACATAAATTTTCTCCACAGGGTGTTACAGCAGTTACTCTTCTTGCAGAAAGTCACATCAGTATCCATACATGGCCTGAGAATGGAACCGCAGTTTGTGATGTATTTACATGCGGTGATACCAATCCAAGGAAGGGTGCTATTTACATGGGTAGAAAATTAAAAGCAAAAGATTTTGTAGCTAAAACTATAGACCGGAGTTTAGAATGCAAGCAGTAGTTTACACAAAAGAAAATTGTCAGTGGTGCGATAGAGTTAAACAACTGTTCAATGCAGTTGATATTGACTACCTAGAATATAAGTACAATAAAGACTTTGATAAGTCACAATTTTATAATGAATTTGGAGAAGGTGCTACCTTCCCTCAAGTATCCATTGGAATGAAACACATCGGTGGATGCAAAGAAACCCTTCAGTATTTACAGGAACAA